TATTGATTTAATTTTAAAACCTAAACCAGTTAAAGAGAGAAAACTCACCGACAAGCAAGACAAGTTTTGCCAAAATTATGCTCAATGTTTTGATGCGAAAAAAGCCGCTATAGATGCAAAATATTCTGAAAAATCTGCTGAAATGTTAGGCTATCAATTACTACAGAAACCTATGGTGAATAAACGCATTGCAGAATTAAAGGCTAAAACCGCAAAGAAAATACATATTTCCACCGAAATGATAATCCATGAGTTGTACAAAATAGCTACTGTGGATATTGGTGATGTTTTCAATAAGGATGGAAGTCTTAAGGCAATTCATGACATCCCTAAACATGTAAGGCAATGCATCAAAGGAATTGATACTTACAAAGATTTTACCGAGGGCGTTGAGATTGGTGAGACCAAAAAGATTCAATTATGGGATAAGATGAAAGCTATCGAATTGCTTGGCAGATACTTGAAAATGTTTACTGATAAAATAGAGATTGGATTATCGTCCGATCTTTCAGACAAATTACAGAGGGCACGTGAGCGAAGACTTAACGACTGAAGACCTACTTATTAATGATATTGCAGATTTTCAGCATGACCCATTGGGCTATGTGAATTTTGCCTTTCCTTGGGGGGAGACTGGAGACCTTAAGAAAAACACTATAAGGAAGTGGCAACGTAAATTCTTAGAGTCTTTAGGTGAACAGCTCAGAAATGGGAATATCAATAATTATGAGGCTATTCAGATGGCCGTGGGATCCGGTCATGGATGCGGAAAAAGCTGCCTTGTGTCATGGCTTATTATGTGGGGGCTTTCTACTTTTGAAGATACCAAGATAATAGTCACGGCAAACACAGAGGGTCAATTAAAAACTAAGACTTGGGCTGAATTAGCTAAATGGCATCGTTTGGCTATTAATTCTCATTGGTTCGAGTTTACAGCGACAGCAATTTACTCCAAAGATAAGAAGCATGAGAAGACTTGGCGGGCTGATATGATGCCATGGTCCGAGCATAAGACTGAGGCCTTTGCTGGGCTTCACAATGAGGGCAAGCGGATATTGATAATTTTTGATGAAAGTGCCGGCATCATAGACAAGATTTGGGAAGTTATCGAGGGCGCTCTGACTGATGAGAATACAGAGATTATCTGGGCCTGTTTTGGGAATATAACAAGGGGGAGTGGCCGGTTTAGAGAGTGTTTTCGTAGGTTAAGGCATCGGTGGACTAATTGGCAGATAGATTCTAGGGAAGTTGAGGGCACCAATAAAGACCAGATAAAAAAATGGGCTGTTGATTATGGTGAAGATTCTGATTTCTTTAAAGTGAGAGTCAGGGGTATGGCCCCGTCTATGTCTTCAAAGCAGTTTATTTCTACAGAAGATGTTGATGCGGCTTTTGCCAGAGAGATTGAAGAGAAGTCTTATAGTTTTGCGCCAAAAATCTTAACTTGCGACCCGGCATGGGACGGGGATGATGAGCTAGTCATTGGATTAAGGCAAGGGCTTAAGTTTCAAGTGCTTAAAACCATGCCCAAAAATGATGATGATGTCTATGTTGCCGGGGTTTTGGCAGAATTTGAAGATGAGCATGAGGCTGATGCTGTATTCATTGATTTAGGCTATGGGACTGGTATTTTCTCGGCAGGAAAGGCTTTAAATAGGCGTTGGGTTCTAGTGGCCTTTGGTGGAAAGTCTACAGACCCTGGTTGTGCCTTAAAACGCGATCAAATGTGGAATGACACAAGGAAATGGCTAAGGGAGGGCGGCTGTATTCCCAAAGATCAAATCTTATATGATGAATTGGTCACTGTTGAGAAGAAAGCTAGGCTTGATGGCAAAATTAAGCTTGAAAGCAAAGAAAATATGAAAAAAAGGGGATTGCCTTCACCAAACAGGGGAGATGCTTTGGCCTTAAGCTTTGCTCTGCCAGTAACTAAGAAACATAGGAAAACAGCAGCGCCTAGCAATTATTCTAATGGTGATAGGTCGTTAGGCTGGATGGGTTAAAGACTTAAGGCAAGTTATTAAGTATATGTAAAGTAACATTTTTTCATACTAAATCTATAGTATAGCATCCGAAATGTGAATATATCTAAAAAGTCCAAAAAAGAGCAAGACATAATTATAGAAACGGCTAGGAATAGGTTTCAATTAGCTGAAGAAGCTGAGACCGATATTAGAAAAGAGGCCTTAGACGATCTTAAGTTTAGGGCTGGTGATCAATGGCCAGAGTCTATCAAAAGAGACAGAGAGATTGATTCTAGACCTTATATAACAGTCAATAAGCTGCCTCAATTTGTCAGACAAGTTACTAATGATCAAAGGCAGAATAGGCCTTCGATTAAGGTCAGCCCGGTCGATGATGATGCTGATATTGACACGGCTAAAGTATATCAGGGCCTTATTAGGCATATTGAGTACAATTCCAACGCTGATGTAGCTTATGACACGGCTTTCGAAGCTGCAGTCACAAAAGGCTCTGGTTATTTCAGGATAATTACAGATTATTGCGACCCTTATTCTTTCAATCAAGAAATTTTCATAAAAAGAATTAGGAATTCATTCGCTGTTTATTTAGACCCCACTTATCAAGAGCCTGATGGCAGTGACGTATCTTGGGGCTTTGTATTTGAAACTATGTCTAAAGATGATTTCAAGGCCTTATATCCCAATGCTGAGTTAACCAATATGGAAGATTGGGCATCGGTAGGGAATACAGTACCGGGTTGGGCTGAGAAAGATACTTGCCGAGTGGCTGAGTATTTCTACAAAACATATAAAGAAGTCAATTTATTATTACTTAGTAATCAGCAAGTAATTGCTGAAGAAGATTTTGTTTTAGATAAGTTCCCAGAGGGCATAAAAGTAATTGAGGAGCGCAAGACAACATTGCCGGCCATTAAATGGTGTAAAATGAATGGCATCGAAATCTTAGAGGAAACTGACTGGCCGGGTCAATGGATACCAATTATCCCAGTATTAGGTGATGAGCTAGACATTGATGGGCAGAAACAATTAGAGGGCATAATCCGTCATGCTAAAGACCCACAACGCATGTATAACTATTGGGTTAGTGCCGAAACCGAAACTATTGCTTTAGCTCCTAGAGCCCCATATATAGGCGCTGAGGGCCAGTTTGAAGGTCATGAAAATGAGTGGAAAACTGCCAACACTAGAAATCATGCATATTTAGAATATAAACCTAGTGATTTGATGGGCAATCCTACAAGTGCCCCGCAAAGAAATGCATATGAGCCGCCAGTTCAGGCCATTACTCAGGCTAGGATGCTTTCTTCTGATGATATGAAAAGCACAACTGGTGTTTATGATGCTTCTTTGGGCCAAAAATCTAATGAAAATAGTGGAATTGCAATTCAAAGAAGAAACCAGCAATCCCAGACCAATAACTTCCATTATGTGGATAACCTTACAAGATCTTTAAAACATGCCGGCAAAATCATCTTAGATTTAATCCCTCATATATATGACACAGCAAGGACTGTGAGAATTGTTGGTGCCGATGATGAACAAGAGGTTGTTAAGATCAACCAAATGTTTGAGAAAAAAGGCAAGCAAGTCTCTTACAACTTGGGTCATGGGAAATATGACATTACAATGGATGTTGGCCCTAGTTATGCCACTAAAAGACAAGAAGCTGTTGAGAGTATGTTGGGATTAATTCAAGCTTACCCCCAAGCTGCTCAGTATGCAGGTGATTTAATGGTCAAAAATATGGATTGGCCAGGGTCGGCTGAGATAGCTGAAAGGCTTAAAAAGACCTTACCTCCGGGAATTGCTGATGATAAAGATGATGAGCAGCAAGAAATACCTCAAGAGGTCCAACAACAATTAGAACAAATGGGCCAACTCACTGAGCAATTAACAGAGCAGCTTAATCAAGCAAATGATCAAATTAAAAATAAATCTATGGAATTACAATCTAAGGAAAAGATCGAGTTTTCCAAGTTGGACGTTGAACGTGAAAAGATAGCATCTCAAGAGACTATGTTAGCGGTCAAAGAGGAGCTTACCAATGTTAGGGAAAGCATTAAGTTATTACATTTAGATAAAAAACATATGGAGTCTATGCAAGATCGCGGTTCATTCGGAGCCCAATCTAATTATGAGAATCCAGACCGAGGAGAATATTAATGGTAATCGAAATTACTTCAACAACTGATGATAACGAGGCTGTTACCGCTGCATTGGGCGATAAAAAGGAGCCTGTTGAATCAAGTGAAGTTAAGGACGAAAAAGCTGAAGCAAAATCTGAACCTGATGAGGGGACTGAAGAAAAGTCTACAGAAAATGATGATGCTGAAGAAAATAAAATTCCTAAAGAAGCTGCCAAGGCAGCAACAGAGAGTGATGAAAGTGAAGATGATGAAAAGCCTAAAAAGCCAAGTAGTCATAAAAATAGGGTTAAAAGACTTAGCGAAAAGCTAACTGCTCGTGAGCAGGAAATTGAATATTGGAAACAAGAGGCTTTAAAAGCAAAGGGTTCCAAAGAGTCTGATAAACCTGAAAATATAGAATCAAATGACATTAATGAAGGTAAGCCTAATGCTGATGATTTCGAGACTCATGAGGATTATATAGAGGCCTTAACTGACTGGAAAGTTGACGATAGGATGGCAAAAAGGGACGTCAAGACTAAAGAAGCTCAACTAAAAAATGATTATGATTCTAAAATGAAAACCCACTTTGAACGAGTGGAAAAGTTTGCAAGTAAAACTGATGATTGGGAAGATGTCATAACTGATATTAATGATATTAAAATGCCCCTATCTATTCAGCAGTTACTTGTCGAATCGGATAATGGTCCAGAATTAATGTATGAACTAGCTAAAAATAGAGATGAATTTGAGCGTATTTGCTCACTCAGCCCTTTATCAGCAGCAAAAGCCATTGGTAAGTTTGAGTCTAAAGTTATTAGGTCTGAAGAAACTACCACAACAAAAGAATCAATCAAAACCACTAAAGCCCCTAAACCACTAAAGCCTGTTGGAAAATCGTCCACTGGTTCAGGTGGAAAGTCTATTTATGATGAGGACCTAACACAGGCCGAATATGAAAGACTTAGGGCTAAACAAATTGCAGAGAGAAGAAACGCCTAAAAATAGCTGGATTCTCTCGGCATATAATTAGGAGTAAATATTATGAATTCGTTATTAAATATTTCCATGATTACGAGAGAGTCTTTAAGAATTCTCAAGAATGAATTGGGATTTTCTAAAGGTGTTAACCGTCAATATGACGATCAATTCGCTAATTCAGGTGGAAAGATTGGTCAAACTATTAATATTCGTAAGCCAGTTAGATATACAGTGTCTGATGGTCAAGCTTTGAGTCTTCAAAATCAAACAGACCAAAGTGTTGCATTAACTCTTGATTCTCAAAAGCATGTTGATTTTCAATTTAGCTCTAAAGAAATGAAGTTAAATGTTGAGGAGTTTAGCACAAGGTATTTAAAGCCTGCTATTTGTGCCCTATCTAACAAAGTTGATTTAGATGGACTTGGTTTATACAAGGAAGTTTATAACTCAACTGGTTCGGCTGGTACTACTCCAAACACTTTTGCTCATCTTACTGATGCTGGTACAAAGTTAAGTGAGTTCGGCACTCCTATTGATGATCAAAGATGTATTGCATTTAACCCCGCTGCAAGTGGTTCAATGGCTGATGCTTTAAAAGGTTTATTTCAGTCACAAGAAAGAATCAAAGAGCAGTATGAAAAAGGTCTAATGGGCTTAGCAGCTGGTTTTAGGATCAAGCTTGACCAAAATGTTCGTCAACACACTGTTGGTGCTCACGGTGGAACGCCTGTGACTAATGGTGCTTCTCAAACTGGGGCCTCAATCATTACTGATGGATGGACTTCTGGCTCTACTACTTTGAAAAAAGGTGACATATTTACTATTGCTAGTGTTAATTCAGTTAACCCTCAAAGCAGAGAGTCTACTGGAAACCTACAACAATTTGTTGTAACTGCTGATATTTCAGACACTACTGGGGACATGACTATTGCTATTAGCCCTTCGATTACTATTAGTGGCCAATATCAGACTGTTGATGCTGCCCCAGGCGACGGTGCAACAATAACTGTAATAGGTACTGCAAGCACAGCTTACCCTCAAAACTTAGCTTATCATAAAGACGCTTTTGTTTTGGGCATGGCCGATCTTCCACTACCTAAAGGTGTCGATATGGCAGCTAGAGCCGTTGACCCCGATAGCGGTTTGTCAGTTCGTATCGTAAGAGATTACGATATTAACAACGACACAATGCCTTGTAGAATTGATGTCCTTTATGGATGGAAAGCTGTTTATCCTGAATTGGCTTGTAGAATTCAAGGATAGTAAACTTTTAATAGTGAGTCGCTTAGCATTTGGTTAGGCGACTTTTAAAATTTTAATCAATTTATTTAAGGAGAAATATTATGCAAAATGATAGCACTTCAAATGAAGTACAAACGCCAGCTAGCCCTGATGGGTATCAAGTTGGTCAATCTGCTACTGATTTAGTTGGTTTTTGGGGTAAAGCTCCAGTCGATCAACCCGCAGCTTTAACTGCTCAATCAACATCTATAACTCATACAGCCCCTAGCACCGAGGATTTTGCAATTCAAGGAATTACTAGTTCCACTCCCTTCGGTTTTGTTTCGGCAAATGAAGGTAATACGGT